TAAGACTTTCTTTGTAGGTGCTGACAGTCTTGATGATGTCTATGTAATACCAGATAAGTCTATTGACACTGAGACAGCTGTTGTAAAGGTATTTGAATCACCATCTGATACTGCTTTTACTTCTTATATCAATATTAATAAAGCAACAAAGATTGACGAGAACTCCCGTTTGTATATTATGAAAGAAGCACCTAATGGTTTTTATGAACTTACATTCGGTGATGGTAACACACTCGGAAAGACACCAGTTGCTGGTAATAAAGTTACGATAGAATATCTTCAAGTAAAAGGTGCTGCAGCTAATAATGCAAAATCTTTTACTGCAGTAAATAGAGTAACACCTATTGTTGGTGGAGATTCATTTGATGTTGATGTCGTAACAAATATTAAATCTATTGGTGGTGATACAGTTGAGTCACTAGCATCTATTCGTAAGAATGCACCATTTCAGTATGCTGCACAGAATAGAATGGTTACAGCAGTTGATTACTCCACACTTGTTCTTAAAAACTTTGGAACACTTATTAAAGATATTCAAGCATTCGGTGGTCAAGATGCACTTAAACCAGAATTTGGTGTAGTGTTCTTATCTATTGCATTTAATGATGATGTATCTGCAGAGACAAAAGCTGCAACTAAGATTAGCATTTTGGATTTAACTAAACAACTATCGGTTGTTGGCTTTGGTGTAAAGTTTGAGGATCCAGTTAAGACATTTGTTGAAACAGAAGTATTCTTCCAGTTCAACCCTAAGTTGACTTCATTATCTATTAACAATATCCAAGATACAATACAAAATAAAGTTGCTGAATACTTTACTGCAAATGTAGGTAAGTTTAGTCAATCATTCCGTAGATCAAATATGCTATCTATTGTTGATGAAGTAGATACAGCTGTTCTGTCTTCACGTGCTAACATTAAGTTACAACAAAGAATGGTACCTAACCTAGATATTCTTGAAGATACTACACTTAGATTTCCTGCAACCATTGCTGAACCAGATGATAAAACACATATTATTACCTCTTCGTCATTCCAATATAAAGGTGAAGTATGTATTATAAGAAATAAACTAGGTACAACTAAATTAGAAGTGTTAGCACTAGCTTCACAGACTATCTTAAATGATAATGTTGGTTCATACCAAGCATCGACTGCTACTATAAGCATCGTAGGTCTTTTAGTAGAAGAAATTATTGGTGGTACTGATTATATTAAAATTACTGTAGTGCCAGCTAATCAGTCTGCTATCAGTCCTACTAGAAATGACATCTTAGAATATGATGCTGGTCCATCATTCTCTCAAGGTGTTGTTGTTACATCAACATAAGAAGTAAACATGGCTCAAGATAAAACAAGAATTGATAATAACAGGCGAAGTCTATCGCTGCTGGATACACGTTCAGTAAAAAGTGTACTGCCTGCTTATTTTCTCCAAGAGTATCCAAAGATTGTTTCTTTTCTTGAAGCATACTATGACTATGATCAAGACAGTGCATCACCTTCTCGCTTCTTAGATGATCTATTTAGAACAAGAGATATTACTGAAGCTGATATAAAGTTGCTTTCTTATATCGAAGATGAGTTGCTACTAGGGCAACAGTACTTTGAGGGCTTTCAGAATAAAAGAGCTGCAGCCAAATATTCTAATACACTCTATAGATCAAAGGGATCTCTTTATAGTATTCAACAATTCTTCCGTACATTCTTTGGTGTCTCACCAGATGTTGTATATACAAAGGAGAATGTTTTTATTGTAGGTAACAGAGATGATATAGAAGCATCAAAGATTGGCCCTGAGTCACAAAGGTATCTTACAGATGATAAGTTGTATCAAGAGTTTGCTGTTCTTATTAAAGCAGATCAGCCTATTTCAAGTTGGTTAGAAGAATATAAACTATTCGTCCACCCTGCAGGTATGTATGTAGGTGGAGAGGTTCAGATTGTTTCTGACAACACTGATAATAATATTATTATGCCAGATGCATCACCAAATATCAACCCTGATCCGATTATACTATCAACAGCTGACTTTAATACAACACCGACACAGCTTGATATTACACAACTGTTTGAACTATCAGATGATTCAATGGTAAGAACAGATGTGAGAGCAACGGTTGAAAGATACAATACATATACACTAGAACAGATTGATAGAACATATGATACCCTTGCAGAGTTTGCAAGTGTTACTTCTCCAACAAAAGATGAAGACAGTGCTGGTCTTGACTTCCGTGTACCAAGATATGATATTGATCTTGAGACATTTGATAAAGTTAATTACGTTTGGTACGATTCAGACTCAGCATAACCATTATAAATAAAGATAACAGATTTAAACGAGAGTTAAAATGGCAAGACAAATAGTAAATACAGGCACTACTGCTAATGACGGAACTGGTGATACACTTCGTATTGCTGGTCAAAAATTAAATGAGAATTTTGCCGAGCTTTACTTAGCATTAGGCGGCGACTCTGATCAACTTTCTTCTGGAGTAACTCTTACAGATCAGGGTGTTAGATTTGAAGGCACTACTGTAGATCAGTGGGAAACAACACTAGTTGCAAGTAACCCAGCGAGTGATATTACTCTTGCTCTACCTGCAGTAGGTACACAAGTTATTTCTAATACAGCAACGCAGACATTGTCTAACAAAACTTTGACTTCTGCTATACTTACAACACCACAGATTAATGATACGAGTGCAGATCACCAGTATATTATAGCTGTAAGTGAGTTAGCTGCAGATAGAAATATTAATCTACCTATTTTGGCTGATAGTGATACATTTGTATTTAATGATCACACCCAAACTCTTACAAATAAAACTCTTACTTCACCAATACTAAACACACCTAAAGTTGGTACATCAATTAATGATACAAACGGTGCTGAATTAATTGAAGTTACTACCACATCAAGTGCCGTTAACCAAATCAATGTTGGTAATAGTGCAACAGGAACAGGACCTTCTATCTCAGCTAATGGTACAGATACAGATATTGATCTTAGATTTGGTTCTAAAGGTTCTGGACAGATCGCACATGAGAATGGTGTTAGATTTAAGGCTGAAAAGATTGTTGCATCTTCACAAGCTATGAGTCTCACAGTACCAACTACACACTTTGCAGGCGGATCTGATCTTACAGGTATTACACTAGCGGATGGCAATTCTGGGGATGCTGGTGCTGGTGAGATTAAATACTTTTTTAACTCTGGCGGCGGAACTGTTGTGATCACACCTACTAATTTGGCTGGTGCATCTACAGTTACTGTTGCTCAAAATGAAGCTGGTTTCTTTATATGGTCCGGCTCTAACTGGCACTTGGCATCAAAAACAGTTGCTTCATAAGGAAAAACAATGGCGGCGATAATTACAGATAAACTTAAAAAGCAAGTTTTAGAAAGCATCATTACTGATATCGACAGTTCTGATAATAACTATTATATTGGGGTTGGCAGATCAGAAGTCTGGAATGTATCAGATACTGCACCAACACCAGAGAATACTTTACGGGAAATTAGAAACCTTGGTTTTTCTCTACAGTCAATGAAGACAGTAGCAGATAAATCATTTGTTGTTCCAAGGTACAATTGGTCTTCTGGTTCTATTTACTCAGGCTTTAATGATGATCAAGCTGGCCATCCTAATCAAGCATATTATGTAATTACTGACGAGAACCATATCTACATTTGTCTACAACCAGGACGTAATGCGGCGGGGGCTTCTGTTATTTCTACTGTAAAACCTACAGGGACTTTAACAAGTGCATTTAAAACGTCCGATGGTTATGTATGGAAATTCTTATACTCACTAGGTGCACTTACTGTTTCTAAATTCTTAGCAGCTAACTTTATGCCTGTGACTAAGATTTTATCAACAGATGGTAGTTCATCAGCATCAGAAGTAGAACAAAATGGTATTCAGAACGCAGCTGTAGCTGGTCAAATTTTAGGTTATACAGTAACAAATGGTGGTTCTGGTTTTACATCAACACCTGCTGTTACTATTGCAGGTAACGGTACTGGAGCTAAGGCTCAAGCAACTGTCTCTGGTAATATTCTTACTAAAGTTGAAGTATTAGAATCAGATAATACAATGGTGTTTGGTTCTGGGTATGACTATGCTGATATTACTATCACAGGTGGCGGTGGTTCAAATGCAGCAGTACGACCTATCTTTGGTCCAAAAGCTGGAATTGGCGCAGATCCAAGAGATGATTTAAGATCACGTGCATTAATGTTTAATGCCAAACCAGACGGGACAGAGAGTGGTAACTTTATTGTTGGCAATGACTTCCGTCAAATTGGTCTTATTAAAAATCCTAAGATGCTCAGAGATTCAGACTTTACAGCAGAGAGTGGTATTGCATTACCATATCTAGGCTTTCAGTTAGCAACAATTACTTCACCCTTTACAGCAGATAAAACTATTCAAGGTGGTACATCTGGAGCTAAAGCATATGTTGATAGCTTTGACTCAGATAAGATTTACTATCACCAGACAGAAGATACTGGCTTCTTGAGCTTTAGTGAAGGTGAAATCGTATCAGAAACAAACGGATCTGGTACAGGTACATTAGATGTTGTAGGGCTTGACTCAGATACAAGAGCATTTACTTATGCTGACGTAGATCAAATATCAGGTGATGTTCTCTTTATAGATAATAGAGCAGCAGTAACAAGATCAGCTAATGCAGCAGAAGACATCAAAATCGTAATTCAAATATAATCGGTAGAAAAAATGAGTACAGACCTAACAAAAAATACATTTAGTTCAACCTATAAAGATGACTTTGCTGATAGTGATAACTATCACAGAATCCTTTTTAACTCCGGTCGTGCTCTACAAGCCCGTGAGCTTACACAATTACAGACTATTACTCAGTCTGAAATTTCTCGGATGGGTAGACATTTATTCAGAGAGGGTGCTGCAGTTAATCCTGGTGGGACTACTATTAATAATAAATATGAGTTTATTAAACTTGTAGGTAATCTACCAACTGGAAATATTATTGGCCTAAACTTAACTTCAACTGGTAACAGTATTATTGTAGAAGTTCTTGAAGCTGTAGAAAGAGTATCTGCATCTGAACCAGCTACAATTTATGTAAAATATGTAAGTACAACAGGTGGAACATCTGGAACTACTCCAGTTCGTGTTACTGCCGGTGATACACTTACAGGTGGTGGAGAAACTCTTACTGTTCAAACTACAAATACTGTTGCTAATCCAGCTACAGGTACAGGTACTCGAGTATCCATTCATGCTGGTGACTTCTTTGCTATAGATCGTTTTGTCTATGCAAGAGAACAGTCAATGATCTTATCTAAATACACATCTGATCCAGATGCTGTAATTGGATTTAAAGTAACTCAAGACATTGTTACTGTAGATGATACAACTGCACTATATGATAACACAGGTGCAACACCAAACATATCTTCACCTGGTGCTGACAGATATAGAATTAGACTTGATATTACAGATAAAGCTAATCTTGCAGCTGATGAAAACTTTGTATATGTTGCTAAAGTTAGTAAGGGTAAAATAGTTACAGAAGTTACTGGTACTGATGACTATAGTAAAATAGAAGACAGAATGGCTCTTAGAACAAGTGAAGAGTCAGGTAACTACATTGCCAAAAGATTTGCTATTAGTTTTGATACTAATGATTCAGATGCAACTAAACTAGATTTTGATATTACTCCTGGTGTTGCATATATAGATGGTTATAGAGCTGTTATTAACTCTCCTCTTAAAATTCAAGTTGAGAAACCAAGAACAACTCTTATAGAAAATAATGAAGTAACAGCCGCTGCGTATGGTCAATATGTTATAGTATCTGCTAATAAAGGCTTACCTAACATTGCATCATTCCAAGAGATTACACTATTTCCAAATACTGCCGGTACTGGTACTGCTATCGGTACAGCACGTGTAAGAGCTGTAGAGGAAGATGGTTCGAACTATAGAGTATATCTGTTTGATGTACAAATTGCTTCTGGTAAAAATAAAAGAAATACAAAATCAATCGGTACTGGTTCTACTGACTATATGACACTAGTGCTTGAAAATAGTAATGCAGTATTTAAAGATGAAACTGCAACAAGTCTATTATTTCCACTACCTGGCAATAGACCAAAGTCTATTACAGACATTAGTCTTACAGCACAAAGATATAGAACAGCAACAATAAGTAGTGGTACAGCTACTATTACAGTAACTAATACAGGGGAAACTTTTGCTGATACTAGCAATTGGATTGCAGCACATGCTGACTCTGATATTGATGTAAACTTTACAGCATCTGGTGCTGGTACTCAAGCATCTAACCTAACTGGTCAAAAAGATGGCACTTATGAGATCCTTACTTATGTAAATAAGAGTGCAGGATCTGTTAGAACCAAAACACTTACAGAAGTAACAGAAACAATTACACCTGATGGTTCTGGTAATCTAAACTTTACAAAAGCTGATGTAAGTAGTATTACTAGAATTACTCTTGCTGACTCAGATGGTGTTGACTTAACAACTTCATATACACTAGATAATGGTCAACGTGACTTTGCATATCTAAACGGTAGAATGGTTAAGAAAGCTGGAGCTGCTACACCAGGATCTGATGTGTTTGTAAGATATAAACACTTTGTCCATGGTACATCTGGAGATTTCTTTGCGGTTAACTCTTATACAGGTCAAGTTGACTATGAAAACATTCCATCATATACACAAGCAAATGGCGAAGCAGTATCTCTCAGAAATGTATTAGACTTCCGTTCAAGTGTTAATAGTGCAGGTAACTTTGGTTCGGGTGCTAGAATTAACGAGATGCCTAAGAATACAGGTCTGATCACATTTGATGCAGAGTATTACCTTGGTAAAAAGGTTCGTGTAACAATTGATAGAAATAGTAATGTTGAAGCTATTAGTGGTGCAGCTGGTATTGATACTCAATTACCACCAGCTCCTAATAATTCTTTAGACTTATTCCATATTGATATGAATCCATATACAGTTAATGATGCTGATCTTAGTTCAACTACTATTAGAGCTAAAAACTTTACTATGAGAGACATTGGTAAATTAGAAGAAAGAATTGATAATGTTGAAGAGGCTGCAGCACTAAGCCTTCTTGAACTAGATACAGCATCATTTGCTGTTCTTGATGCTACAGGTAATAATAGAACACAGTCAGGTTTCTTTGTAGATAACTTTGTTGATCAGGCTAGATCATATATGTCTGAAGATTATAGAGCTGCTATTGATCCAGAAGCCAAGATCATGCGCCCATGGTTCCAAGAAGCCAATGTAAGAATGCTTTATGACTCTGATCAATCTAGTAATACAATTCTTAAAGGTGACAGTGTATATCTAAAACATAATAATGCAACTTATGTTGATCAGCCTCTTTCAACAGAAGCAATGAATATTAATCCATTTGCTGTTATTATAAATGAAGGTACTATTGATCTTTCACCATCATCAGATGAGTGGACTGCAATTGAAAGAGTACCAGATCGTGTAGAAGATGGTGGAACAAGACTTGTTAATAATGGAGCAATGCTCTGGAATAACTGGAGATGGAACTGGATAGGTCGTGAAGAAGACTTAACAGTTGGCCAAGCACTTGGACCTGAAACAAGATTTAATGTAAGAGGTTCAAGTAGACCACGTGGTAACCAATGGTGGAGGAGAGGAGCACAAAGAGTTTCAACTTTTGCTAGGGTTGATAGAGTTGTTGCTTCAGAGACAGTACGAGAGTTTGTAAATGAGCGTGTATTAGATGTTGCATTTATTCCGTTTATGCGATCTAAGAAAGTTAGTTTCCGTGCACAAGGTCTTAAACCTAACACTCAAGTTTATGCGTTCTTTAATGATATTCCAGTTGCTGATTGGGTAAGATCAGAACCATTTACTAGATTTGCTACTACTACTGATGATTTTGGTAATAGACATAATAAAGCAACTGAACATCCTAATGGTAAGTCAACACTTACTACCAACCCTGAAGGTGCGATTGAAGGTTCATTCTTTATACCTAACACTGATGCAATTAAATTTAGAACTGGTACACGTGAGTTTAAATTACTTGATATTAGTGTACCTAATGATGAAGGCTCAACATCAATCGCAAAAGAACCTTTCTCATCAACAGGTGTTTTAGAAACTAGACAATCAACTTTCACCTCAACTAGGGTGTTGTCTATCTCATCTACCACTAGGTTATTATTTTCACGGGTACGACGACGTAGAGATCCTTTGGCTCAGACATTCTTTATTGATGAAGCTGATGGTATTTTTGTAACTAGAATTGGTGTTAGATTCCAAACTAAAGATACAACAGTTCCTGTAATGATGCAAATTAGATCAACTGTAAATGGTGTTCCGTCATCAGATGAGATTATACCTAATGGAGTTAAAGTTCTTTCTCCTGGAAGTGTCAACATTTCAGCTGATGCTAGTGCAGTAACCTACTTTGAGTTTGATGAACCAGTTTATCTAAATGGACAAAATGAATATTCTATTGTTTTACTTGCTGATTCTATAGATTATAATGTATATGTAGCAAAAGCAGGCGAGTTACAACTTAATTCTACTGAGCTAAGAGTTGCTAAACAACCTACATTAGGTTCATTGTTTAAATCTCAGAATAGTAGGACTTGGACACCAGATCAAGAAAGAGACTTAACATTTATTATTGATCGTGCAGACTTTACTTCTACAAGTGGTTATGTTACATTAGAAAATGCAGCAACACCACTAATGCTATTAGATAATAATCCATTGGATACTACAAATGCATCTGGAACAATTAGTGTTCTTGCATTTGGTCACGGGTTTGTAGTAGGCGATTCGGTAACAATAGCAGGTGCTGCAACATTTGGTGGAATAGCTGAAGCTAATATTAATGGAACAAGAGCAGTCACTAAAGTAGATGGTACAGGTTTTGAGTTTGTTGCAGGTGCATCAGATGTTGCTTCATCTACTATAGCTGGTGGCGGAGACAATATTACTATTACAAGAAATATTATGATGGATACGGCAGTACCTTATGTTGAGACACTTTCTCCACCTAAGACTTTAATTTCACACTCAGCTAAATTTACAACAGGTAAATCTTATGCTGGTTCTGAAACTGCTTATGACAAAGAAACTGTCTATGGAGCTGTATCAAATAGAAACAATAATGATTTTACAAACCCTATGATGATTGCTTCTACAGAAAATGAGGCTGCATCAGCCTTATCTGGTAGTAAATCACTCACATACAAAATTGATTTACAGACATCATCTCTATTTGTTGCACCAGTAGTTGATCTTCAACGTGCTTCTATGACAGCTGTAAACAATTTAGTTGATCAACAGGTTGCAAGTGGTAGTGGAGGTAATATTCCAATAGATTATATTGCTGAAACAAATCCAACCGGTGGTTCTCATCTATCTAAACATCTTACACAACCAGTTTCTCTTAGTGAATCAGCCGTTGGATTAAAGATTTTAATTGGTGCAAATAGACCATCTACAGCAAGCTTTGATGTCTACTATAGAACAAATGCTTCAGATACTGCTGCAGCTGGTAGTTTACTTGACTCAAGTTATGTACTAGCTACATTAGAAAGTGAAATGCCTTCAGATGAAAATCCTAATGCATTCAGAGAGTACAGATATTTGGTAGGTGGTGATGGCGGAACTATGAATGCTTTCTCTCAATTCCAGATTAAGATAGTATTAAAATCAACCAATACATCAAGGCCTCCAGTCATACAAGACTTGAGAATAATTGCTCTGAGTGTATAATGTTAAAGGTTGAAGGACATTCTGATCTAGTAAGGGACCCAAAATCGGGCGCCATAATTAATATAAATAGAACTGAGATAGAAGCAGCACGTGAAAGAAAAAGATTACGAGCTGTGAAAGCAGACGAAGAAAAACAACTGAAGGAAGATGTAAGTTTATTAAAAAATGAAATGAGTGAAATCAAACATCTCCTCAGTAAACTTGTAGAGAAAATATAAATGGCCAGAACAACAGTCAATCTAACAGATACAGTAGCCGTCTTTAAGGATAAAGTAAATGAGATTTCCTACAAGGTAGGTGATCTTGATCTTATGTCCACATCAGGTCCTGACAGTGATGTAGTTCAGGCTATTAATTCGCTAGACTCAGATATAGGTGGGATTGCTAATCTTACAACAACAGACAAGTCTAGTATTAAATCAGCTATCAATGAATTAGATGCTGAGATTGGTAGTGCTGCCTTAACAACTAGTGCGACCACACTCAGAGGTGCAATTAATGAACACGAAACACAAATCAATAGTCTTGATAGTGATTTAGGTACAAGAACCTCTTTAACTACAGATGCTGATCAAAACATTGTGGTTGCTATTAATGAAGTTGATACTAATGCTTCATCTGCACTTACAAAAGCTAATGCAGCAGAGGCTTCCTTAGGTACAATTTCACAAGGTGTTATGGGTACGACAGCAAGTACAGTAGGTGCGGCTATCGGAGAGATCCATGGAGAAGTAGATAGTGCAGCAACAGTTGTAGGTCCTCTTGGCGATCTACTAACAATAGCCAAAAATAGTATAGTTGGTGCTATTAACGAAGTTAAGTTGCAAGGCATTGATTCTGATGCTGTTCAAGATGTATTCTCTGCAGCAAATACTGGTACTGGATATGGTTCTCTTGCATATGGCAACAATGGGATTTACACATATAGTAAAGTAACAAATGCTAATATCAGAGGTGCTATTTCAGCAGGTGAAGGTATTGACATTGCAAGTGGAGTTATTTCAGGCGAAGATGCCACAAAAAATAATAAAGGTATTGCCTCATTTGACTCAGCAACATTTGATGCAACCAGTGGTCATATTAATATTAAAGCAGCCTCTATAAATGGACCTTTAATTACAAATGCATCTATTATTGCAGGCAAGTTAGCAACAAATGCAGTAACTACTGTTAAAATTAATGCTTCGGCAGTCACTACGGCTAAGATTAATAACTCTGCTGTTACGACAGACAAAATCAATAATACTGCAGTTACTACTGCTAAAGTTGCAGACGATGCTATTACATATGCTAAACTACAAAACTTAGCTACAGCAAATAGGGTATTAGGAGCAACAGCTGCAGGTGTTATTGGAGAAACTCAGGTAGTAACTGCAATGATTGGTGCAGATGCTGTTGATGGAACTAAGATCGCAGATGATGCCATTGGTTCAGAACACATTGCGGACAATGCAGTAATAGAAGCTAGGATTGCTAGTAACGCAGTTACATCTGCAAAGATTGCTGCTAGTGCTGTTGATACATCTGAATTAAATGATGGTGCAGTTACAACGGTTAAGATTGCCGCAGACGCTGTTGATGGAACTAAGATCGCAGATAATGCAATTGCAAATGAACATATTGGAGATGATGCTGTTGCTCAAGCAGAACTAAAAGATGTTGTTTCTTTAATAATCTATAACTCGGCTGGTACAGCTCTGAAAACACTTTATGGCGCAGGTAGTTAATTATGGCAGTAAGACGCCCCCTCAAATTAGATGGGTCAAATCATCTAATAGAGATGACAGATGCTGAAATAAATGAGGTAAAAGACCTTTGCAGATATTTGTATGGCGCTAATCCATCAGTTACTTTATCACGTGTAGCTTCTGGTGGTACTCTTGGATCAATTAGCGATACAAGACAAAAATCTGGTACTGCTACAACAGATGTAACTGATTTTGATAATGCAGATGAGACTCCTAATATTTCTACAGTAACTGTTAACTATGCTCATATATCTGAATCAAGAGTCAATACAACAGCGGTAGCTGATACTGATAATAAAGCATTCCCTATATATCAAAGTAATGGTCATATCTATGCTATGACACTGACTGATATGTATGATACATTTATTTTTCCTGCTATTGATACTATTACTGGTGCTGTAGGTCAACCAGGCACTTATCGTATTCACACTTCTACATCTTTAAGTGGTTATACGGCGGTATCAACTAGTGTAGTATATGTAGACACCCGTGCAGATGTTGGTAATGGAACAGGCTTTGATACAGCTGCAGCTACCATTGGTACCACTGGAACAACTCAAGATTTTCTTACAACAGTAAACAACTATTACTTACTCCAAGCAAATAATATTACAAAACCTACATCTAGTACCTTACTATATATTGATGGAACTAATAATTTAAAACAATATGCGGGTTCAGCATGGGAGACATTATTGGAATCTTCAATAAGACATGTTGCTTCAGAAGAAACTGGATCAAAGATTAGTTATAACCTTAATGGTACTGGTACAAACTTAGGTACTGGTATGGCTAATACTACTTTAAATGGTGCAGGAAGTTTGGCAACTAGACTTGTAAATACAGATGATTATCGAACTCAAGAATTTCCTAATGGATCTGTTGAGACATCAGCCACGCATAGGCTTAAAGTTACCCAAACTTAAAAGGATATATTATGGCAGTTCGTAGACCCTTATATCTTGACGGATCAAATAACTTTAAAGAAATGAGTGATGCGCAGATTACGGCAGTAAAAAATCGTGTTCGTTATCTCTATGGGGCCAGCCCATCAGTTACTTTATCACGTGTAGCTTCTGGTGGTAGTCTTGGTAATATTTCAGATACACGTAAACAAGCTGGTGCATCTACAACAGATGTAACTAATTTTGATACTGCAGCTGAGACTCCTAATATTTCTACAGTAACTGTTAACTATGCTAGAGTAAGTGAGTCAAGAGTTAATACATCACCATCAGCTGATACAAGCAGTAGAGCCTTTCCTTTATATCAAACAAGTGGTAATGTAAGATCAATGACTTTGACTGATGTTTATGATACATTCATCTATCCAGCCATTGACACAATTACAGGTGCTGCAGGGCAACCAGGCACTTATTATGTTCATACTGGTACATCATTATCTGGTTATACAGCAGTAAGTACATCTACCATATATAGTGATACAAGGGCAAATGTTGGAGCATATACAGCAGGTGGTATAGGAGAGACTCAAGACCAACCAACAACTATCACCAACTATTATCTTTTAAAGGCTAATAATATTTCGGCACCTA